AACAAGATTGTGGTAAGCAGTTCGGCTCTGAATTTCACTTGTACCACCCTACAAAATTTTTGAATCGCTGTGTAGGCAGCGAAGGATTAGGAGCATTACGACATATTAGGATTAATGCATGGTGATTGGGCTGTACCAACATATGATATCCACGCTTGAAGCGCGAAATCTGTGTCTTTAGTCTCTGCCCATACCAAACAAGACTGTTGAGTATATGCTTCCTCTACTGTGGCATAAGCCGCAAATTTATTAAGAGAAAGATATGACAAGTAAATAGTAGATCCGTCTATAAGTGATAATGAAAAGCCTGATGCTGAAGACGCATTAGTATACGTCTGAAAGATAGTGTTAAACCCTGTAAAGCCGCCCTTGGTCGAATTAGTAATGTCGAGAATACATTTAAATATATCTCCATATGCTATTCCGGCTGGAAGAGTGGCTGCAGTGTTTGCCAGATCATTTCCCTCAAGCAGCAGCGGTACTCCGCCAGTATTACCAGAAACTGGGTTATTGGCAGTAACAGCTGCATTTGAGTTCAGACACAGGTTATGGTATTGAATACGTGGTATAGGGAAGCTTAAGTTCCTGGGGCTCAGCTGCAATTCAGCGAATTCAATCTTGTAATCAAAGATCACGTATCCTGAATTATAACATGGATTGGCTGATTTCCTCAGAACAAAGACTTCTCCATCTGAGTAGTCATTTACCCCTGCATGCATCCCATACTCTAGGCTTTTCCAGTCGCCTGTGACCCACATCTTAGCTGAATGGTTAACCCACAAGGGTCCCATTACAGTACTGGGGTCTGATAGTACTACTGGAATGAGGTTAGAGGATGACACCTGCACGAATGGTGAATCTCGATTTTTGGCGTGATAAAATAAGACATCGCCCGTAGCTGATGTGGCTGACGACGTAATATAATGCACTACAAATTTCTTGATGCGATATTTCGCATACATTCGTGAGTAATTAGCTAAACATGTGCTGCCGAATGCTGTAGGCGTGAGTGCTGTACCCCCCACAAGGAGCCAGTTCACCCCACCTCCAGCCACGGCTGTCGCACAATCTTTCAGCGGAAACATATAGTCCCTCCCAATCACGCAGACTCCGTTCTTCATGGCCGTAACCTGATGTGGAGCTCCACGGATGGAGTTTCCTATTGCTACTGGTGCTGAAGTCAGCGTAGTCACTGGTCCGAATTCATTCTTGTTATAGGTTGAATTCGCATTCAATTTCTTGAATAACTTCTTAGCCTCTTTAGCCTGAGCAGACTTCTGCTTCTTTTGCTTGTTCTTCTTCTTGCTCTTATCCTTAGTCATATTTACTCCTACCTCCCACCCTGAGGCATCAAAGGGATGGACTGGACCATAGTAGTAATTATTACTACTCTCCCGTTGAGATGGGGCATAGGATGCCGTACTCGAGGGGAGCATTACTTCTCCTGAACCCATGGCAGCTACCGTAGCTATCATACCTGAATCTTGAGGATTTGCTTTAGGTAGTCCCTTCGTTCCGGCCACAGTACCGGTCGGTTTCGAGAACGTTTCTAAAACAGGCCCAGATGGTATAACAGTACCAGCGTCGTAAGATAGACTCCCAGTATTATCGAAGTCAAGATCAAGGTATGGATTATATCTGGATCCACTCGTATCGAGTTGGATCCCTCCACCTGATCCGCTGGTTGGTTTCTGTCCAAAGGGTAAGTCCCAGGTTCCATTGGTCCAAGGCATAGGATGGTCTAAATAATCAAATGTGTGCTCAAAGCTATCTTTTACGAATTTTGCTACTCCCTCAGGTCCCTGCAGCAAATCAATTACGAATTCACTGCTACGGTTGTAAGCTAGTTTTAAAAAGTCCGCTGTCGAGAATTGCTTCTTATGCTTTTTAAACTTTTTGTTCATTTACGCCAACCTCCTACCTTTGATGCCTTGCATGCGCTAGTAACATGCACGAGAATCCCAAGGTTATATATTCTGATGTGTGGTTATATATGTATATTAAATATGCATTTATTTTTATTAGTATAATATGTATCTTTATGTTTGTCCTTCCACATCAATGTACGAACTGAATTCTCGGAGTAGTTTAACGACATACTCAGGTCGGTGCACGGCTATTTATTCATAGCCGGCCTGGCGACGACGAAGGTCTTCCATACTGGGAAAGTCGCTGACATTAACGTCATCGCACTTCTCTTTCCACTTTAGAAAGACACTCCGTAAAAACCGGAAGACTCGGTCATTCCAATACCAATCTCGTGCTAAGTTTCCCAAAGTCTCCACCACATTATCATCCTTCTGTACCATCAGATTACCTAAATGTTTGGTTAATCTAGTGGGTTCAAAGGTCCAATGGTATGATTTATAACGATAGGTTTTAGACACGAATTCGGTTCCCGAAAATTCGGGAGTGGATGTCATTTCACATTGGATTCCCAATGCTGCCATTTCTTCCACATAGTGCTCCGAGTCCCCTATTTTCATGGTTTGTAACACATCATCGCCTAAGACTGCTAACGCTTCCGCTGAAATCTGATCGTCTGTCTTATTCATTCTAATCTGAGTCATATTATCTAATATGACTTGAAATAGGCTGTTTACACAAAATGTTAACAACCATCCAGAAGGCATGATGCCTTTATTAGCTGGTTGATACCGCCTCCCACTGGAGCATCTGAACACTCGATCAGTGAATATCTGCAAGAACATGTCTTCCACGTCTTTCTTCCATTCCTCGAAATCTTCTTCAGCTCCTAAAGCGGGCTCGGCTAACCTAAGAATTACTTCCTCGGCTGCATCAACTAGCCATCCTGAAACTGTGAAATCCCAGTTCTTCTTGTCACTTGACCACACTGTTTCTCTTCCAAAAGCGGAAGCTAAGTGCTCTATGTGACCTGGATTACAAGCTGCGAATTTCTGCTTCACTGGATTTTTCATCCAAGTTTTTGACATCTGCGACAATAATGGGTCAAACAAACAATAGTTCTGCACCAGTTTATGTAGGCCATGTCCGTGGACTAACCTGCACATACCGGTCTTCACTTTATGTATCTTGTTCAACTCATCCTTTACGCAGACACAAAAATCCGTTCTTTCATTCCATCTCCTGCGGACTTCACCTATCAGGCCATCCACCCCTAAATCTTGAATCACTTGGGAGTTCTTGAGATAACCACTGTCCTTCCAAGGATAACCTGGGCTCTTAGAGTCCTTAATCCTCGAAGAATTAATGTATTTCTCCATTACTTCCTCGCTTTTGTAACCTTTAGGGACTAGAAATCTCCACGTCTGCATCTTATCACACGTCAAGCGTATAACGTGCTCTAACTCTCTATCACTAGGAGGTTTGATGCACATCTTCACAGCTTGATGATGCACTTCTAGATGCTTCTTTAAAGAAATTTCCTCTGCCTCTGGTGAATAATCTGGATAAGCATATTTGGTTGTGTCATATCCTAATGATATCATTTCGTCCATGTCCATGAGTTGGGACACTGCTGTAGGCTTAGGTATCTGTCTAGGATAACCTTTAGCTTGGGCTGGTTCCTTCTCTATCCATGCTACGTCTGATTCATCTTGGTAATCTCCACGATATTCTTCTGAAGAATCTGAATCGGAATAATTAGCCCACTTAGATTTATCACCTAACTTAGGTATGTTTACACTCTTCTCCTTCTTCTGCCAATATCGGCCAAATTTCACTTCTCCGTTATCAAACTCTGCTACTTCCGGGCGGAACTTGTAGTCCAGCTCCAGGTCCTCGTCATATGGAATTTCTTCCATGACTGCCCTCTTACCATCTACTCTATCGAATTCCTCATTCTCATACAGTTTCCACACACAATAGTCTGCAGAATCTTCTTGTCTGAGATTTAGTATGAAGTTAATCAACTCGATCCTTAGAGCAATGTTTCGCTTTCCCACTTTATCCACCACGGATGCGCTAACATGCATCCCAACGACTGCGTTGCCAGCAAAAATGGGTGAGCCTGAGAAGCCGTTACAGGTAGATGCTGTATGCCACAGCTGAAAGGGACCACTTCCTTTGGTGGTATTTCCCACTGCGGTTACCAACAACCCATCCTGATATCCCACTGAGCTAACCGTCAGACCGTATGAGCTACGTCCCAACTTGCTAGCCCCCATTAGTGGTGCCAACTTCCCCCATTCAATCTTCCTAGCAAAAACATCGAATTGCGGGAAGGCTTTAAACACGTTTTGTGAAGCATCAAAGAATCCCTCGGGTAAGGCTCGACAATCGCTCAGATTCAGCCGAAACTTCCGATCTTCCTCTTTATTGCAGACTAGGTAAGCTTGGTGTACAGTCGCGTCGATACCATCAGCGGCATGTCTAGCAGTTACGAGATAATCTCCAACTCTCCAGAACAGGCCCCTGTGCGCAATCTTCGTATGATCTGTTTTCACACATATAGCTCCCACTTGTCTTTTCTTACTAGGTGAAAAGTCACTTCCTGGCATGGCCATTTCCAACACAGTCAATTGGGGTGTGTCCTGTTTTGTTTCCACTTGTGAAACCAGGACAAACGAGGTTCTATACAGTAACCTAACTGTCAGTAACGCACTAAGTACTATACATTCAATTAGGAACTTATCTTCCGTGGGTAAATTCCAATAGGTTTTTCCCGTTAGAAGCATCCACGCGTACAGAGCTCGCATCAACCAAAGAACGCCGTACACAACATCATTAGATAATGTGGTGAAAGCATTTACGGTAATACCTGCTCTAATTTTTAAACACTCAGGCACCGTAAAACTGATATCTGGTAATTCAATAGTGATATTGGCAGCCTCTACCGGCTGCAAATTCATTATGACCATTATCA